TCATGGTCTGGTGCGCTGTTGGCATGGGCCGTGATTTCCCAGCCGTCGGCGCCCAATTCCTTGAAATTGTGCCGGCCGATTTCCTCCTGCAATAAGCCCAGGCCCCCCATGACGTTCCGGCGCACCGCCGCTTCCAGGCTGACCGGCCTGCCCGTTTCATAGTCAACCGTTCTTACGCCATGGTCTGCCAGATTTTTAACGGCCCGCCGCATGGCGGTGTTGTAATCCGCCGCCCCCGTGACGACTTGCCCAAAAGCAAAACCGCAGGTCTTTTGATAGGCCTCAGTCAGCGGATAGCTTTTCCCGTCAGGAGCAATAAAGCCGAGGGTCTGCGTCAGATTGGCGAAGTCCTCCTGCGCCTTGTCAACAACCGCTGCCACAATCTGCTGAAGCGCGCCGTTGTGCGCAAACGGCACGCCGTGAACGTGGGGAAAGCGCTTGAGGTCAAATTCATACCCGGCCTCCGCTGCCTGGGTCAAAAGCACCTGCAGCTCCTTGCCCGATACGTCCAGCCGCTTCTGCAGCTCTCTTTTCAGTTCCCGATGGCTCATGCCCATTTGCTGCGCAATCCATGTCTGATAGGCCGCGGTTGAGGTCATCTGTCCCGCCTCCGATACCCGACGGGCAATGTCGTCAATGAGAAACTCATTGACAGGGTCGGTCAGCCTCCCCGCCGCGTCCCGCAGGGCGTCGATTTGTTCCGGCGTCAGCACGGTCAGTCACCGCCTGTCAGCGCGGCCAGCTCCGGCATATACGCCTCTCGTATTTTCGCACGTTCCTCCGCCGTTTCGCACGGCAGGTCATAGTACCAGCCCAGATACCGTTCCGGCATGATAAGCCCCGACTGTACCTGTGACAGCAGTTCTTGATTCACCTTGTCGCGGTCAAACAGCACGCCGTCGCCAAAGGAGATGCGCACCGCCTTTTCCGGCTCAATTTCCGGGCCGTCATAGACGCGGTACAGCCTGCCCAGCACGCCGCAGACGCGGACAGCCTCCAGCACCGTGTCCCGCCAAACCTCTTGGAGCTGTGTAATGGTGATGGCGTAACCGCCCTTGGAGCTTGTGACCTCCGTAGCCGTCCGCTCCACCGCCTCCACATTGCTCAAAAGGCCGCGCTGTAACCCCATGACCGATTCCACATTCCGCAGATATTCGGCCTTGCGGGCCAGAAACGACGCTTCCCGAAGCTGCGGAGAGAAGATGGTCACCCCCACGTCCTCTTCGTCCGCGTCCACTCCGGTAAAAATGTGGTCTTTGAAGCGGCGCTTCCCGTCCTTGTCTCTTGTCATCATGTCGGCGCTCACGATAATGCGGCTCTCGCCCCGCTCAAATTCGCCGTTCAGCTGGGCCTCGTTTCGGTTGATGTTGTGAATCAACCCCACCGCCGGCGCGTACACGCTCACCGCGTCAGGGCTGCCGTCCACGCAGTTTTCAAGGGGCATTCGCAGGGGTATCAGCCCCAGTGAACCCACCGGCTGGCGGTATGTGTAAGCCGGAGCCAGTCCGGCGTACTTCTCCAATGTATTCAGCGGCGTTTCAATTCCCAGCGCGTTTTTAACCCGTGAGGCATACAGCTTGTTTTCCAGCGTCAGATAGCCCCTGCCGTCCACCGTGCGCCGCTCCAGCAGCGTGTAGTAGACCTCTCCCCACACCGTGTGTTCCGACGTGCCGATAGAGCACACCCTGTCCATTTCGTCGCGGGCAAGCGGAATCGCGTTTTGACGGTTGATGACGCTGAAATGAACGGTCCCGTCACGGCGCAGGAGGGGCTTTAGCCACGCCACGCCGCCAATCATGGCCCGCTGCATCGCTTTGTTCCGCACCTCGGCCAATCCGGCCAGTACGGCCTTCGCAAAGCCGCCGCTCTCCGCTGTGGCGGTGTACTCGCTAAATACCGCGCTTGTCAGCTTGTCCACCACCGCCACCGGAATACGCTGGCAAGGGTCTTCCCCCTTATCCGGTTCCCGCCCATAGAAAAGGTTGAACCATTCCCGTATTGCGCTTCGCATCTCCTGCGAAGTGATGTCCTTCGCGCCGAACGCCTGCTCGAAGTCATATATCTTCATGCTGTTCATCATGGCTGACAGTACGCCCATGCCTGCTCTCCTCCGTTGCGTTGATAGTAATTTTCTGCCGGCGGCGTAGCACGGCGTGCATCCCGTCAATATAGGCCAGCAGACGCTCGTTTTCCTGCTTCAGTTCGTCTATCCTCGCCCGCAAGCGCTTTGCTTCCTCCAGCATTTCTTCCCGGCAGTAGGCCGGAAGAAACCGCTCACATATCCAGCGTTTCAGTCCCGTCATCAATCCCTCTCCATTCCGGGATACCCCGCAGCAGCCGCCGCATGACGGTGCTGCAAAAATAGCGGATGTCGTCCATGGCATGGTCGTTGACCTTGAGCGGCCTGTCCGTTTCGCCCCGCTCATCCCAGCAGTAAAGGCCGAACTCCCGAATTGCGTCCTTGCAGTTCTCATGAATTTTCAGCCGCCCTGCCCGCAGCAGCGCCGCCGTCAGCCGAATACCGGACAGCACTTCGTTGCGCGCCTTTCGTACAGGAAAGCGGCCGTGCCGCCGTATGGTCTCAATAAAGCTGGCCGCGGAAGGGTCAACCACGACGTACTCCACCGGCGCGCCGCCGGCCAGCCGTTCCAGTTCCGCGTAATACTCCTCGTCCGTCCGCAGCGCCGTCTTTTCGCGGCCGGAGTAGTAATACTCCCTCACCCGTGTCGCCACGCCGTCCGCAACGCACCATAGGCCCGCAGAAAATGGGTTCAGCGTACCATAGTCCACCGAGATAAACCAGCGGCCCTTGCCCTTTGCCGGAGTCTCCGCCGTAATGTGGCGCTCTCGGTCAAACTGGTACACAAGGCCTTCTGCAACAACCCATCGGCCAAGGATAAAGCGGTCGTAAAATACTCCTGTATACTCTCGCTTAATGTTTTCCACATAGTCTTTTGGGAGCATAGTATTGTCGTCAATCGTAAATTTTACATCCAAGAAGTCCAGCTCATCTGCCCGCTTTATGTATCGTAGCATAAGCCAGTGGCTTGGATTGTCTGGGTTGGTGGTTGCAATCAGTTTTGCCCCGGAGACACGGAGCCGTGACAGGAGCATAGCAAAAAAGTCTTCCGGAAACTGGGTGAGTTCATCACAATAAGCACCTTGCAGTGTCATGCCGCGAATCTTACTCTCTGCACGGGCGTCATTCGCCCCCTCAAAAAGAACTTGCCTCCCAAACAGGCGCCCTTCCTTGGCTGGAATGGAAAACGTAAAATTTTTCTCTCCAACCAATTCTTGAAGCAGAAGCAAGCAGTTCCTTTTCAGCGTGGTCAATGATTTTGCACACATGAGGTACAGCCTGTCTTCCGGCATCGTCTTCACCCAGAATGCCCACAGGACAAGAGAAATCCAAGTCTTACCAGAAGAGACGGAGCCCTCCAGCAAATTAATTCTGGCTAACTCGTTTTTTTGCCACAGGCGCATCAGCTCACGCTGCTTTGGTGTGTAATTAACCATCCTGCAATCCCTTGAGCAAATCCATAAGCGCCCCATCTCCGCCAGCGTTTTTTCGTTCAAACGCTCCCACATGCTTGCCCAGCAGTTCCAGCGCTTTCAGCTTGTTTGCGTATTTTAATTCGCTGTATGCGCCGTCCGAGGCCTGCTTATCCGCAATTTCTTTCAGCTTTTCGATGACGTAATCCTGCGTGACTTCTGTACGCTCCCGCCGCGCTTTCTTCGCCTGTTGGATTGCAGATTGGATTTCAGGTTTTTTCAGGTTTTCTTGCCCAATTGAATAGGCTGTTTTGGGGTTATACCCCGCTCTTTTTGCTGCTGCGGTGGCATTCAAATCCACCAGATACTCCTGCACAAAGCGCGCTTGTTTTGGTGTCAACGCCACCTGCTCACCCTCTTTGCACCCACCATCCTCATCCGCCGGCTGTTATATCCGGCACAAAAAAAGCCGCCACCTTTCGGCAGCGACTCTCTCGCGGTTTCCCCGCAGTAGCATTATATCGTCATTTTGTGGCTCCGGCCTATCAATCTTCATCCATCAGACCGTAGTGCGACGCTACCAGGCGGATAAATTCGCCATGCCAGCGCCAAGCTGTCGCCCTTCCGCATGGCACCTTCAGTGCGGCTCCCTCTAGTGTGTAACCTTTTTCCCAAAACACCAGCCCAATCATTTTCAGGCGCGCCACACCATTTGGGTAGCGCTTCGTTTCCTCCACCGCTCGTTTCACCGCCTCATATTCTCGCTGCTGTGTGGACGGCAATTCTCTCAGTGCAGCACGCTCCACCGTCCGGCTATTCCTTTCCAAGTGCAGACTGGCTGTGTAAATTCCGATACTTTTCCCATAGCGCTGGGTACCGCCGTATCATGCCTTTCACATAAGGCCACCAGTCATACCGTGGTTTGCTCATGGCAAATCTCCTTCGTCAAAGTATCGCGCTCACATTGGGTCGCAGTATGTGCAGCACCCGTTCCTCTTTTCTCTCATGTGCGGACTCCTGTCTCTATGTCCCAAATCGCCTGAAAAATCGGAAAGAACTGCTGCCTCACAACGGCGTTGCCCAAGCATTTCAGCTTGTTCACCCTGTCTTCCACACCCTTCGCAATGCGCGGCACGTTCAAAGGCTCGTCCAGCCAATGGGAAACCCCATCAGCCACTCCACCCAGTCTGGGTTGAGCTGTCCTCCGTTCCCCGCGCTCATGCTCTTCCGTTCCTCCTCTGTAATTTCCCCTGCTTCTTCCAAGGCTTTCAATCTCATATAGTGTCCGCTCCCTCCACATAGGCTGCCTGCTGTTGGAGTGGGCCATAATGGCGCACCTTTCCCGCCGGTGGCAGGCATCAACGGCACAAGCTGGAATAATAACCGCCCCTGTCGCGTATTCAATGTCTTCCAAATCAGCAAGCACCGTGTCGAGTTCCATACTGACGATTCCAGCAACGTTTTCACCAACGACCCAACGGGGCCGGAGTCCTTCAATAACGCGCAGCATTTCAGGCCAGAGGTAACGGTCATCCTCCTTGCCTCTTCGCTTCCCGGCTGTACTGAACGGCTGGCACGGGAACCCGCCTGAAATAACGTCAACTGTTCGCAGTCCTGTCTGCTCATAAAAGTTCTCCTTCGTCAGTGTCCGAATGTCCCGCCACCGCGGCACGTCTGGCCAGTGCTTTTCCAGCACTCTTGTCGGGTAGTCCGCCCACTCGCACTGTCCAACCGTCACAAACCCTGCGGCCTCCGCCGCAAGGTCAAGCCCGCCGACGCCGCTGAACAGCGACAAATGCGTCACCGTTCCACCCTCCCCAGCAGGTAATCTGCCGAGCAGCCCAGCAGGTCGCACAGGGCGCACAGCTTGTCCGACGGAATATGGTTCCTGCCCCCCTGCCAGTTCTGGTAGGTGCGGACATTCACCCCAATGTGTTCCGCCACCGCTTTCTTGGACAGCCCCGCTCTTGCACGTTCCGCCTCAATGTTTGGATACTTCATCTCACGCGCTCCTTCCTGCTTTTTGCATCCTGCCTGCCCGCCGGCAAAGCTCGCCCGCGTCCGGCATCGGCTTCCCCGCCATATCCCGCTGGAGCTTCGCCCAGCTGTACGCCGCCCATTTGCAGAACGCGTCGCACGGTTCATGTCCGTTTTCGTCCCGCCTGCACCGGGTGCATGGCGAGTCCTTCAACTCAAACCTCTGCATTCTCCTCCTCCACTTCCCGCAGCGTCACCTCCACCCGCGGCCTTTCCCTGTCCACCGCAAAGGCGTCCGTAAACCCCGCTATCTCCTTCCAGCCGTCGCCTTGAAGCACGCCGCAGCCCACCAGCGCGTCCTGCACGAACTTGCGGGCAAAGGCCACGTTGTCCCTGTCCCTGCGGCGGTTCTTTTCCACCCAAACATAGTCCATCACCACCGGACGGGTCAGCCGCACGCCCTTCAGCTGTGTCCGCGCCGCGGCCGCAACGATAGCCTCCGCACGCCGCTTCATGCCCGCGGCGGCGTACTTGTTCCGCCGTTCCGCCGCAATGTACTCGTTCAGCCCCGGCAGCGGGCCGGGAACCACAAGCCGGTACGTCATGCCCCCTCCAGCTCCCGCCTCATGCGCGAGCGCAGCCGCTCCATGTCCGCCTTGGCGCGCTCGTCCGTCTCCGGACTGGGCCGGACGCTGGGAGACGGCCCCTTCTGCGCCTTTGCCGGCCGCGTCCACCGCTCCCACTTCTCCGCGTTCCGGCACGCCGCCTTCCAGTCCTTCATGGGGGTCTTGCCCACCATCCAGCCCTTGGCCGCATAGAAGTCAAGAAACTCCTGTGCGTCCACCGGGCTTTTGCGCTCGGCAACGTACAAGCGCACCTCGTCCAGCGTGGGCGGGACAAACCGCGTGCTTCCCGTGCGCGTGCCTTCTATGCCCGTGCCTTCCGTACCCGTGCCTTCTATGCCCGTGCCCTCCGCGCGCGTTCCCCCCTCTGTAAGAGGGGCTTTTCCTTCTCTTTTTCCTTTTCCTTCTCCTTTTCCTTGGGGGGCGTCCGGGGGGCGCTCGCCCCCCTTCGCTCCATTGCGCCTGTTTCGCTCGCACTTGTCCGCATAGGCCTGCCTGTCCCTGTCGATGTTCCACCGCATGGCTGGAAAGATAACCGCTTCCCTTCCGCTCAACTCCGGCGCCGCTTCGCCGCTGCTGTATGCCAGCAGCGCGCTGAACAGCCGCCCACGCTCCGCATCGGAAAGCATCGTCATCCACTCACGATAGGAATGATAGGCACAGAAATACTCCATCGCCATCGGCAAGCCTCCTCAGAACGGCAGCTCGCCGCCGCCGTCTGCAAGCTCTGTAAATGGACTCCCCGCGCCGCCGTCCGCCGCGCCCTGCTTCACCAGCGCCTGCCATGTATCCGACGTCTCCACCTCGGCGCGCATCCACTGGGGCAGCTTCTCAAACACCGCCCTGGCCGCCTCCGCGTCCCCGTCCATGTCAAACAGCAGCGCTTCGTTCTCCAGCGGCGGCACCTCCATGCCCTTCATGGCGCGGGAAATTGCCGTGATGTTGGTGTATGTATTGCCATTCCGCTCCTGATTCACCACTCCAATGACGCACGGCGCACCCAGCAGCTTCCGCATGTCAAAGCCCTTCAGCTCCTCCGGCGTGAACGGTACGCCGCGCCATGCGCACAGGTCGCGGTACAGCTCTGACTTCTCGTTCAGGGAAGCCGTGTACTTCTTGGACAGCCACCGGGGCTTGTCCGCACCGTCCACCTCCACCCGCTCCGTGGGGAACTCGAAGATAAGCCGCAGCTTCTCCTGCCGCTTATCCCACTTTTCGTTGTACTGTACGCCAAGGTCAATCACTCCAACGCATCGGGCGGGATAGGTTCCCGCCTCCATCGGCGCAACGCGGGCGCCGCCGTTGTCTTTTACCGTCAATGCCATTGTTCATTCTCCTCTTCTGTCACGTGCGCATTGGGCCGCGCGGCCAGTCGAATAACGCCTCCAACACGTCCTCGCAAAGTCCGCTCTGCTCCACTTCGCCCTGCCGGGCAAAGCTCCGCCCGCTCTGTCACGCTCGCATTTGCCGCGCTGTTCGATGCGGCTTCCCTCCGCCTCAGGCTCCATCTGCGGCATATCGCCGCAGTTTCCGCCTTCGCTCCGGTCCATCCGCACCGGCGCGGTTATGCTCACGCTTCCTTTAATTCAATCGGGCACAAATGCCCAACCTCGCTGAATGGCAGCAAAAGCTGCTCCCCCGTCGCCCTGCAGCTATACCGCCGGAAGGCCTCTTCATAGCGGCAGAACACCATGCAGCTGGCACAGCACACTTTCCCCTCCGGGAAGTACACCGGAACGTATGCAACCCCTTTTGCGTAGTGTGTCACGCCATTTTTTACCGCCATCCGAACTCCCTCCACAGGTAGCGGTGGTCGTCCGCGAAGCGCTCTAGCGCGTCCGGCTCCCCCGCCAATACCCAGTCGATAAAGTCCTCTATGTCCTCCTGCGCCAGCTCGCGGAAGTCTACCTCTTCCGGCCTTTCCCGCTCCTCGCCGTATCCGTATCCGGTCAACTGCGCCCGGCTCACCGCCGGATGCTCTAACTCAAGGTCACGCATTGACAAAACCGCCTTCCTGCGTTATAGTTGCCATAGTGCTATTTCCCCTGCCGTCGGTGAAGGTTCCAGCTTCATCGGCGGTCTTTTTTTGTTCGGTCAGTTCCACCTTCCGGTAGAACTCCACATAGTGCTGGGTCATATTGCCCTGCCGTTCCTTGCCCATCATGGTAATGTATCCGGCCTTGAGCAGAAGACGGCCAAGCTCCAGCCGTTCCGGCTCTGAGAGTATATGCCCCTTCTGCGCGTAAATTCTCAAGTCGCCTTCCCCCGTTCCACCAGCTCATAGACTGCGTTATTGATACCGCTCCGCTGCCCACCACCCGGACGGCACCCATGCCCTTCAACTCGTTCAACCTCGGCTTCACGGCGTTCAGGTCGGAAAAGCCCAGCTTGTCCGCAATTTCCGCCGCTGTCATGGGGCCTTCACGCAATGCGCCGAGAATGAGCATCGCTCGCGGCGTCAGGAGTAAGCGCGCGTGGGTTAAGCCCTCTAATCTGGTCTCCTCTGTCGTTGTCATTCTTTTTCACCTCCTTTCAGGGCTGCTTGCGTCTGCCTTCCTATGAGCCGCCCTGTAAGCCTTCTTGTAGGCAATGATTTTCTCTCTGTTCGCCTCCTGATAAGCTCTTTTATAGGCAGCAATCTTCTCCTTGTTGGCCGCCCTGTATGCCTTCTTATAAGCGGCAATCTTCTCCTTGTTTGCTTCCCGATAAGCCCTTTTTTGCTCCGCAATTCGCTCCTTATTCGCCGCCCGATAGGCTCTCATATAGGCAGCGAGCTTATCCCCGTTCACTTCCCTGTAAACCTTTTTATAGGCGGCAATTTTCTCCCTGTTGGCCTTGCGGTAAGCCCGCTTTCGCTCGGCAATCCGCGCGCCGTTTGCCTCACGGTAGACCTTCCCGCAGGCGGCAATTCGTCCCTTGTTCGCCTCACGATATGCCTTCTTGCAGGCGAAGGAACGGCGCTGCTTTTCGTCCATCCGCTCCACCATGGCCGCACGGTCTAATCCCCGGCTCATGTGCAGCTCCTCGCTTGTTAGGCGGAAACCGGCCTCAATTTCAGCGTCCGCCCGCGCCAACTCCTCCAATTCCGCGGCCGTGAAGGCTGCCTTATGTACCGCGCCCATTGTCTTCTCCTCCAAAGGGCCGCCGCCCCAACCATTCCGGATAACAGTTCCCAAGCCACAGGCAGAGCACCGTCAACGCCAGAAATACGGCAATCAGGGCAGCGCCCTTTCCCAGTGGATACGCCGTATCCCGCTCCAGCTTGTCCACCATGGCAAGGCACCACAGACCGTTCCATGCCGCCAGTCCACGGAACAGCCAGTCTAATAGGCGGTTCATGCGCTCACCTCCAGCAATTCATTTTTGAGCGCCAGCACCAATGACCGCGCCGCCTTATCCAGCGCACCGTCACTCAACTGCTCCGGCATCGCCAGAATGCACGCCACCTCCGGCATCGTGAAATGATAGGCCTGCACAAAATAACGCAGCTCGCGCAGGGTAAAATCCTGCGGGTTTTTCAGCCGCCGGTAATAAGTCGGATGCTGGAAGCCCAGTGCGACACACACGTCGGTGTATTTCTCACCGCGCATCGCCAGTCCCTTTTCAATCAGGCCCACCAGAAGCTGGTCGCCCTTCTCATTCGGAGTCAATTTTCGTTTGGGCATTTTCATACCTCCCATCCTGTTTTTCTGTTTGTTTGCATAGTTGTCGCGTCTGTCCCTCCTCTCTGCTGTCTGCGGTTCTTTCACACTGTGCTTTGTTCCTTGTCCACTCGAGTGAAAAGCTCATCTTTGCACTTGTCTGGGAAAAAACGCTCGTTGATGCTGCATACCTCGGGCCATGTGAAAGGAGTTTTCCCAGACATCTTATTGTGGAGTGCCTTCCCTGAAATCCCAAGTGCAGACGATATTGCGCTCTTTTTTATGCCACGTTTGGCAATCTCTCCAGCCAGGTTTGGAAATGCAATGTTACCCATAAATTCACCTCAACTCCCGTAATTGGAATTTCTTACGTCACAATAACACCGTTTTTGGAATTTGTCAATAGTTTTTTGATTAAAAAAATTCCAATTACGGAATTTTAACTCTTGACAGCACTCTTTCGGTAGGATACAATTAGTTAAAAGGCGGTGTATTTTGATGAGCCTCAGCAGCAAAATTAACGAACTCAGAAAGCAAAAGGGATTAAGTATAGATGAGCTAT